CATTTGTAATACCTTTCGCTACATTTCCTTTGTTTGATTTGGCCTTGGTGCATCACTCACTAAGCGAACACCATGAGCACCATATGCTTCAAAAGTTACAGTAATTGTTGCGGGTCCATTTAAGGCATCAGAATTCATCTGTACTGCTCTCTGTCCAGCTAGAGGTTGTCCAGTTTCTTCATCACAAATAACCAGATAACCTTTCAAAGTAGGGTGACGCTTTAGCACTAAATGTCTTGACTCACTCATAAGCCCAACTCCTTAAAGGTTTGCTCATCCAACTTTCGAAGTTGGTCCAATATGTATAACCGCCCCTCTGGATCGAAGAACTTATCAAAATCAAATTTTCCTTCCTTATAGAGCTTGTAACGTTTCGGCCCCAACCATTCTCTTTGAAAGAAATCATCTGTCTTCTTGAAGAACTCTCTAAACGTAGTATTGGCATCTAGCTGCCCTATTAACTGGCTACGCTCTTCTTTCGGGATGTCTTTAACTCGACGTTCATCCATTACAAATGGACGTTCGCCAACAAGTTGGCCGTCTTTCTCGACTGGTACCAAAATACTTCGGCAATTAGGATGCAACGGCGGTACACGCTTTGCTGGATCGTTAATCTCCCATACGGAACCATCAAGAGTTGCACAAAGTTTTGAAGTTCTTCCGTCTAAAGTTGCTACCAGTCTTACGTATTCAAAGCCAATCTGGTTAAAGCTATTTAGATATGCTTGATTGGCCACATGACTACGAACTGTCCTCACTGTACGATCGATATCAGTCTTAGAGCTACTTAAAAGCCCATCCTCATAATTAAGCCGTTTGGTACCACGAATGCGCTGAACTATTTCCTGATTTGTTTTACCTGAGTTGATACCATCCCGAATTGCATACTCAACCTTTTGACGGGCATTTTCAGCAATTCTGGATAGCAGATCATCAACAAGAGCCCCACCTACCAATGGTATTTTTTTAGCTGCGGCATATAGCTTTTCACCATTTGGCTTTTTGATCTTGCCACCATATAGCTTCGCCGTGTAATTGGCTTCATAAACAGCCAAGGCAGTAGCAGAAACAGCGAAAGCTTCAGGTAATGCAATATTTAGTCCTATAAACCACTGAGCAATCAGATCACGAACTTCCTTCAGATTAGCTGTAGTGTACTGCCCACTTGCTAGAGCCATCTTTTCAGAATCATTTAATTCATCAAGCAAATCCCGAAGCTTTGCCAACATTAATGCTGACTCATCATTAAAGATTTTTAATAGCTCATTAACAGATTGAGAAGACACCCGATATAAATACGCCTGATGTTGGGTAAGTACTTCAATCAATGATTTATCTTCTTTTGAAGCCATACATCACCTCTACAAAGGAGTGTTATCTCGCTCTATTTCTACCCGCTTCACTTCTTCCTGATAGTCGTGAGCTGGTAATTTACCTGTCATCAGGTATTCCCAATATGTGCGGAAAGAGTTTTTCCCTGAAATAGCACCCTCATAAAGCTGTTTTGCAAGATTAATATCCGTGACCTGCACAATAAACTCAGGTTCAACCGTAAATGAATATTTTGTCGAATCCAGCTTTAACCACTGCGCTGCATACTTAATGGCTTGTTCAATTGCTGCAGCTGCACACATCACGATACTGTGAAGACTTGCCTGCTGGTCATCCTGACGTGCACGGCGTGCCTCACCTGATTCTTGTGTATTGGTATCGACTACCTTGGCACCAGCCTCTAATGCTGCATTTTTCTGCGCATCCATTTCCTTTTTAGTGAGTTCAATGCCGCTACCTGAAATTTCCAAATAACCACATTGTGAATTTGGAGGAAGACTCCAGACAGCCATAACACCAGTAACGCTAATATCTTCATCATCCTCAAGTCCATTAATCCAAGGTTGCGGATGGGCTGTATGGTGAAGAGACTGGTAATAATCTGCACTGAGCTGGTAATACTTCAGAGCAGCCTTGGCCATTGTCAAAAGCGGTATGGTACCTACATCTGGGGAATTACTAGTGGCACCGCAGAAAACAAATGGTGTGAAAGAAAGTTGATTACCGCCGAGATCAGGAGTTTTATCCTCCACATTTGAACCATCGAACAATCGGACCGCTAATGCTCCATCATCCATAGATAGAACGCGGTGAACCGTTTTAGTTTCGTGCCCGAATTCATCTTCACTATTATCAAATTGCTCCTCGAGCACTAACAGTTTTAAATCCTTTCGACCACCGATACTGTTTTCCTTCCAGTTGATAATAGATAACGCATCATATAAGGCGAAATATGGCACTCCTTTAGCATCAACATCGACAAGCAGCCCACAGCGCCCAAACTCTAGCAACTCTGAACAAATGCGAATAAAGAGCTGTTTAAGCCCAAAACCGTCATTTGTTGCATTCTCTATCAATCCTTTAAGTAGAGAACTTTCAATCACAATATTCGGCTCAAGCTTTGAAACTAACCCGATCATTGTGCGTAATGCGTCCTGAACCCATAGCGGATACTGAGCTCGACTTAGATAGGCCTTATAAATCTCTCCAGTCGTATCACCTTGCTTTTCAGCCTCAATCATTCCGGCCGATTTAGCTAGGTACTTTGTTTGTGCCTGTTTGATCTGCTCTTCACCAGCAACGGCGTCACGCATAATCAACCAGCTTTTTTGTGCAGCAATATACTGCGGATGTTTATCAGTAACTGCCATAAAAACACCAATAAAAAAGCACCTGAAAAGGTGCGTTGTTTAACGGGAAAAACCAGCGATTGTGCGCCGTTTAAATACTTTCTGAATGATGATCGGGAATCTCTTGGCTATTGGATATCCACCAGCATCGCCAACGTGGTCTAAACCAGCGCTTTTATCTGGCATTCCAAAATCATCATAGACTTGCTGTTCTAAAGTAGCCGTAAAGTTAGGGCACTTATTTGTGTTTACTTTGAGGTGTCTTTCCCCATCGGCATTCAGGATCTGGGCATTAACTGCATTGATACGGTCTTTAATGCCCGGGTTCACACCATTCACTTCAACCTTAAAGCCATTTTTCTTTAAAATTGCATGATCGGATTCGCTAAATCCCTTTGATGAAGTTGCTTGCCCTGAAGCGTCTGGTATCACGGTAATATCATGATCAGGAAAACGCTCTTTGATCAGATAACACATAGTTGGTGTATCTCTTACTCCAACCAGTTCATCTAAAGCTCTCGGCTTACCTTCTCTAATGACATAAACCACAGCAGCCATTTTAAGTACGTTAAAGTCCATTCCAATGAGTAAAGGCTCACCTTGCTTAATTTCCTCATCCGTATGATTTAAAACCCGGTCAAAGTCTGGATAAACCGCTCCACTAGTTAAGTTGACGAACTGCCCTTTCAAATAGGCTGATATCAATTGAGGTGGGTAGGATTCATACAGTGATGAAATATAATCGTCTGGCAGATTGGCTTCGTTATCATAAGTCGATGCCTGAATCATGCCGTAAAGTGCCCGTTTCTCAGGGGATGAATTAGCTTCTTTTACAAATTGCTCATAAGTGAATTTAAAGCCTTCTGGTGTTGTTGCCACATCAATACCATTGAGCAAACCAGCTTGTTTAAAGCGCATACGAGCAATGATTTTACGCCAAGCTTGTTGTGCTTTAGTCATCGCCATGACATCAAGTTCATCAATCAAGGCGTGGCCAATTTTAAAACCTACAATTGTTGCTGGTTTCTCCATAGACCGGCAAATGATTGTCGTTCGATATTGCCGACCATAATAGATATCCACCTCTTTATTGGTTTCATAAACCTTAGTTTTAAGCCCCCAATCGAAAGCAACCTCTTCAATAGTTGGAAAGAAAATGTCGCGAATCTGCGGGTAAGTTGGAGCAAAATAACCCAAAGGTACTTTTGGGAATTCCCAAGCTTTGTTGCATAAACTGGAGCATCCAACCCAAGTCTTTCCCGATCCAAAGCCAGCGACAAATGCGCGGAACTTCTTTTCCATCTGCAAAAAATTAGCCTGAGGTACATTCAGTGTCGGATTGATGTTCGGCATCTTTTTTACTCGCATCTACAACTTGAATAGTTACCTTGACTGGTGTTGGATCTTCATCACCTTCACCCTCTCTTAACTTTTCAATCTCAAGTTGCTTTAACTCAAGATTTAAAAGCATGAGGTCATAACCCTGCATTTCTTCCCTAACCTGTTTAATAACCCCTTGCTTCATAAGCCTGTTGTTCTTCCAGTCTTCATAGATCTTCTGAAGTTCTTTAAGCCGATAGGCTTTATTAGCTAAAGGGATGTCATAAACATTCTTTTTAAAGTCCTCTCGGGTTTTATGAAAAAGGTCTTTATATTTCTTACTTAAATTCTTTCCTGCCGCTTTTGTCGGGTCATAAAGTTGTACCTGTTTTCGATCAATCTCAATGTTAAATTCTTGCTTGACAGCATTAGCTACCTGTTGAGGGGTATCCATGCAGGCAAGCGCTTGAACAATAAATATTTTTACCTGTTCTTTAAGTGCAGCCATACCCCCACCTTTGTCTAGCTACGTCTAGCAAAGAAGGCAAAAAAAAAGAGCCATTCGGCTCAGTTGATTACGCAGTTTCCGCAGCATTTTGAAATATCAAGATTCGAAACAAACGGCGGATTCTTTGCAGCTTCAACAATACGTTTAACGCTTTGACTAGCCCCCCACCGTTTGGTTACACCAATAAACTCTTCAACGTCATGACCTGCAAGATAGTGCTTAGGAAGACCAGAACTATCGCTATAAACAATTTCTCCGTCCTCGTCTCTCATCACTCCAATGTGATAAAGCTCATGTTCAAGCAAGTAACAGAACTCTGTATCATTTGCACGCTCACAGAAAGAAGCATCGACAGTTATTAAGTATGTTGGCACAAAGCCGAACCAGTCTCGCATCTGTTGCTCTTGTCTGGCCTTACGCCATCCACCAACATTGAACATGACTTTTTCACATTGCCCCAGCACCATCGCCTGCTTGCTTTTATATGCAGAAGAGGCCCAAGCAAATGCTAAAAATTCTTCATTATCGTGAAGCAGCTCAGCTATGTGATCATGATCGGGGTTATAAAGAGGTCCACCAATAGTTAAGTAATTAGCAACTACCCAGTTTTTTAAATCAGGCGCAGGTACTATGCGTATCGCTTCCTCTTCATCTGCTTGGTCTATAAAATCAGTTGGAGGAAATGGTCTGATCTGATCCATTAAATATTTGCCTCTTTAAATTTTTAAGCCATTGGCTAGCGAAATGAGCTTGGATCTGCAATGGACCAGATTCATTAATCTTAAATCTTGGTACTGCCTCTAACCGAACAACGGTATATCCCATTGATTCAGCAACATCGTAACGGTCCATACTCCACGCCTTTGTTGCCAGCTTACCCTTTCGACCACCAGACCAAGGACCGCCAGCAATTTCAACTAAAATACGATGTTCAATTAAATGAAAATCAAAACGCCAATGCTTTGTTGATTTAAACTGGAATTTCTTTTCGTATTTAATTTCCAGATTATCCAAAGCTTGAGTAAATTCTTCTTCAGCCTCTAAGTACTTTTGAGTAGCTTTAGGCAATGGTCTACTTTTGGGTTTTGTTTTAGGTTCTTTTTTTCTTGTAAGCCAGAAGTATTCTTTATCATCCATATTTCACCCATAAAAAAACCACTGCAAAAGTGGTTTTTATTACTATCATTTTTTAATCAAAATCTTTGTAGGCTGTAACCTCCATACTGTTTAACAAATCAAACCAATTATCTAGTAATGCAATCAAGTCTTCCTTGCTACTTGTTACTCCAATAATCTTTTGAAGATGGTATTCATCCTTTTCATCTACTGAATTAATATCTGTAACAAATCCAGCATCTTTAAGTTGTTGTCTCACAGTATTGGTGTCGTTACAGTCTAGGCAGATAATTTCAAAGTCATTTTCATTGATAAACTTCAATTTATACCCTGTCTTTCTTTCGAATGGCATATTTTCACCAATTAAATTAGTTAATGTTTATTTATTATACTAATTCATAGGTTAATTATCAAATTTATTTTATTTTTCAAATACTTAGTTCTCAATAGTAAATTATTTACTATCGAGAACTAAATCATCAAATTAATAAAATAAAAAGCCCCGCCAATAACTAGTATGTAGCGGGGCCATTTGCGCCGTAATCCGTCCGGCAAGTAAACTCGCAAAGCTTCCTAAGCGAGTGGGGTTTTAAAATCAAAAACCCGCTTCAAAAAAAGAAACGGGTCACAAAAACAAAAACTTTCAGCGCAGTATTTGTGATACATCATACAAATTAGAATATGTATTTACAATATACTTTATGCTTATTTTTTAGGTGCTCTCAAAATATCCAAAACTCGCTCAGACATTTCGTGCAAGTTGGATCCTATTGGAAGCCAAAAATGATAATTGATGTTGTCGCGGTTAAAAACCTGCTTGTAGTACTCAGTTGTGAATGTTGGGTCGATTTCAGAAGCTTTTAACAAACGACCTTCTTTTTCAATCTTCTGGCCGTCTAACTCACCACCAACACAGATATTCATTTTTGTAACCCAAAATTTATTCAGGTAATCTTAGCACATAAAATTTAATGCCCCGCCTAAATCAATGCTTAGAGAAACTAAATAAATCTTGTCCGAAGGCAGAATATAACTAGAAGATCAGCTTTTCATTGAAGATTCTATCTGAACCTTATAATTTATATTCTTTTCATCATTTACATACACGAACATGTATTCATCCATTCTTTTTTTTAATTTTTCTATCTCTGACTCAATCTTTGCTGTAATCAAAGACTCCTCCTCTTGTTCTAGGTCAGGAATATAAGTAGCCAAAATTTCATCCCAAATTAGTCTTGTTTTAAAAATTTTATAAAATATTATTTTTTATGAATCAAGAAAATTAAAAACTAGTTACATTAAAAGTAATATCAAATACAAAAAAAGCTCACCGATTGGAGAGCTTTTAAAACATTTTGGTGCAACGCTTATAACTTCGTCCCACCATATCACAAATCTAAACCAAGTGTGCTGCACTGTCAAGATTGCAACACCTCAATTTTTCCATCCAAATATGCCAAGCCTTTATCAATCTCAGCACGTACCTTTGCTTTACTACATCTATGCACATTAGCAATTGTTAGATACGACCAATTATTTTCATAATAAAGTATTAAAAACCAAGCCCTTTCTTGTAAAAATTCCCTATTATCGTTATGCATTTTAGCCAAGAGTTTGCTTACTTCAACTGCCTCATAATCTTCAATTTCGCATGGCATAGAGACCTTACTTGATCTAATTCTAGTTGTGTCATTTTGGTCAATTAGACATGCTAAAGGATTAGCAGAAACTTTAAATTTTGTTGATCTTACCCATAGACCATATTGTTCCAACCATTGATGAGCAGAACGTTTAGACCAATCCATTGTCTTGTTATTAACTTTTGCATTCATGTTTAAACTTCCCTCACATCAATATTGTGAACTGTTTTCATCAGGTGTTTCTTATTTCGGTAACTCGGTAGCTTGCGTGTAGCTATAGACTTCACATCTTCAACAACGTATTCACCTGCTGTCGTGAAATAAGTGAAATCGGCAAAATATCTAAGTGCTGGTTTAGCTCGTTTCTCCCCTTCTAATTTTGTCTTCGGTGCCAATTCAAATTTTGTGTGATGCTGCAATTCTTTAATTTCACCTCGTTGTTGTAGAGCCTTTAGCTCGATATACCGTTTGTATTCTTTAGTACTGTCAAAAGTCATTCCATCCAATTTAATTTTCGAAGCATTAAACTTGTTTCGACCCTTTTTCTTTTGAACTTTCGGGCATGTAAGGCGGTAATCAGCAAGGCTCATTGATGTCATTTAGGCTCACCACCATTGAGCACTTGCTCTATAGCTTTAAGGGTTCGAATCATTGCCATTTGTAGAAATTCATGATTGCCGCGCATGTCTTCTTCAACATACTGCAAAGCATATTGAGTCTCTTTTAATGCCCCATCTAAACGCTTTTGCAGCTCCCCCACTTTCGCTTGCTGGTGCTGCCATGTTTCAAATGATCTGCGCACGTTTCTATCAAGATACCTTTCACCCTCTTTTTTAAACTGAGTTGTGATGATCACATCGTGCGTCTCTTCAAACCACTTTTCAAACTCTTCTCTACACTTATCCATCTCAAACATCCCTCGATTGGCAATGTGGGCTGATGCGGTTTTCTATGGGGAAGTCGTCGCCCATGTCATTGTCAATGCGCGTTAAGTGATGACTAAGAACCATAGTGTTATCCTTATCTCCAGCAAATTTAATAAAGCTGTTTCTAGGTGAAATTGCCCCGTAATAAACAAAGGTTGCTACGCCATTCTTAAACCTGTATTTGACTTGTTCGCCCGCTTTAAACTCACTCATGGCTGGCTCCTTTTTCCACAACATCCAATTCAATGATTTTGTAAACCTTGCCTTTCACTTCAAAAGGCTGACCATTAGTTGCTTTCTCAACCCAACTGCCATACGAATACGCAAAGCCCCAAATAAAGCAGCATAAGCAGAAGAACAACGTAAACCAGATGCTATTCATTCCCCGCCTCCGTATATTGATTCGTAATCAGCAATTGCATGAAGCAACTTGTATCCAGCAGATTCAGGTTTATCTTTGCAATGAGACAAGTCATATAGTTTTAAGTCCTCAATGCCACCCCATGATTCAACCAAATCAACCGACTCCACAAGACGTTTAAGCTCAACCAAATCTACAAAATACTTCTCACGATCTGCTGGGCTGATTTCTACACTTTGACCACATTGGAACTCATAACCCTCATTCCATTCAGTTGCGTTAGAAGGGGCTGAATCTACGATTTCCTTCGCGTATTGCAGTCCTTTATCTCTAATCAATTTAGTTGCTTTCATGGCTGGCTCCTTTCTCATCAAGCTCTTTACGCGCCAACCACCACAAAACCACCGCACCGCAAAGTACTGCTGTTACACACGAAATGAGTAAGCCCCATCCCAAAAACTCGAATTTGGTCATGCTGATTTCTCCCAACTGACGTCTATCAGGCTTGGTCTAAACACCACAACACAGCAACCAAAAGGTGCATTCGTTTTAGAACCGCCAAACTTTAAGCGGCCACGAATAAAATGAATTTCACGACCCAAACAATAGTCTTGAAACCATCGGGCATCAGTTCTTACTGGAACGAGTGCAACTACCGTATGCCCTTTACTTGCTGTTTCCGCTGCCTTAGCAACCCAATCGATGATTTCTTTGCCGTAAGGTGGATTCATCCAGCATGTCCCAGTCCACTCTTGCTTTAGACCATCAATTTCAGGTGTAAAATAACGTTCACATTTAGCGTTTTCAGGCAGAGCACAAACGTCTAAATCAAAGTTAAATACTCGATCCAATTTTTCGAAAAAATCTTGCGGCGTAGCCCATACATCAGTTCGATCATCAGCTAATCCAAATAACTTATTTTTTGTCATGGAATTCATACATTCACCCCATCAATCAATTGCTGAATATTTCTAGGAATTGGCATGCCCTCCCGGCGGCACATCTCGACGTATTCGTGCGGATTGTCAAAAGGATCTGGCCCTAATTCCTTTGTAAGCTCAGGCTCTTTTTCCTTAGCCTTAAGCTTTTGTACTGGTGCAGGTTTACGACCATTGATTTTTAACCGTTCCATCAAAGATTTGAGATGCTTTTGCGCTTCGTCATTGCTTACTGGGGTGTGTTCAGGTTCTTTATGCTCTAGTTGTAGCGGTGGAGTGTAAAACTCTTGCTGACGGCCTTTTAACTGAGCTTTAGCAACCATCACGTTGTAGGTCCCGAAGAAATTATCTTGAGCTGCTCGCATTTGGCCGGCTTCGATCAAATACATCACTTCGTCTAATGCATATTTTGTAATTTGTGTAATAACCACGGTACTGTCAGTCGTAAACTTACATGCACGTGACCAAGCTTCCTCTGGAGACATCCAACTTTCACCAATACACCAGGTGCGAAACTCAGCAAATGACGGCATAAAACGTCCACCTGCTGTAAGTAATCGAGCAAGTGCGTTGTTAAATTGGTTTTGTTGAACGCCAACCAGTGTTTTAAGTGCGATTTGCTCAACCACTGACAGAGGAATTGCGCTTTCGCCTGTTGCTGGAAATTGCTTATTGAACTGAGCAGCGTAAACAGTGCGAAGAGATGCGATTAATTGACGCACTTCGTTCAAGGTAATCTCATGCATGACCTACCTCCTCAATCATTGGAAACTTTTTTGCTGGGGTTACATCCACGATTTGAGATTCGCTCTGTTCTTCAAAAAGATTAGCGAAGTAACCCGACTCTTGTGGTTTTTGACCAGCTGAATTGATTTGCTCTTGTTTCTTGCGGTTAGCAGCAACTTGTTTCTCGTTGTTTTGAACCCAAGAGAACCACTTAACCAACCAGATGCTTGGTGTATTCAATGAACTAGATTCGTTTGCAAAGTACCAGTCACCGAAATTTTGAATCATGGTTCTCAAGTCGATTTCAGGTACAGAAACAAATCTTTGTTGAGCAAGTGAGATGAAATCGTATTGAAACTCGCTGTATTCAGAAATGAATTCACGCATTGAGTAACGCTTGTGATCATCGATCTGATACTGAGCAAATTGGATTGGTGTAAATTGCGAATTTTCTTCACGCGCATTACTACTACTATCTATATATTGGTTATCGGTTAACGGTTTATGGTTAAGGTTTTTTTGGCTTTCACTTTCAGAACCCAAAATTAACCCACTGGGTTTTTGTGGGTTTTCAGAATTAACCGAGTCGCCTTCACTTTGGTTTTCTTTTGGTTTTTCCTTACGTGGACGCCCACCTTTCTTACCATTTTCACGATTTTTATCCCCTACTTTTTGATAAGCGGCGATTTCTGAATCACAACGTTTGTTGTGAAACCCGTCTTCCTCTTCCACAAAAAACTCTTGCAGCACAATTAATACTGCATCCCTTTCTTCTTGGGTATTTGCACGTAACCGACGAAAAACCGACTGGGTTTCTTTGGGTAATGGTTTTTCATTCAAATAATAGAAATCGAGAGCACGGCGATAAAAGCACTCTTCAACTGGGCTAAGGTGCGCTGTAGCAACCATAAAGTCGCTGATATGGTGGAGATATTTATACATCAGTGACTACTCCTAATTTTACAAGACCGCGCATTTCCAACTGACGAATAATTCTTGGAGGAATAAATTCGTTGTTGATTTTGTAGCGAATACGAGACTTTTCTTTCACCTGAATTAGTTTGTGCCCATCCTCCATGAGACGGCGAACTGCTATAGCCTGCCCCCCCATATGGGTTAATTCTTCAAGTTGATAAAATCTTTCCTGAGCCTCAATTGCGGCATTCATAACTGAAAGTGGCATAGCTGC